CACCTGCAGATGTAATGGGACTAACAGGAGTTTCTGCAACGGGTAGTGTTGGTTCTGTTGTAATTGAACCGATAGAACTTATCGATTTAACAGGAGTATCTTCAACATCTTCTGTTGGTTCAGTAACAGTTGCCGATATGGCAGTTGGATTAACAGGTGTTTCTGCTACATTTAACGTAGGAACTTTAGCACCTGCAGATGTAATGGGATTAACAGGTGTTTCTGCAACTGCTTCTGTAGCTGCTTTTGGCACTGCTTCAGGCTTTGGAATTCAAGCATATCAAGCTGTTGACACGGGTTCAAATTCTTCGTATACAGATGTTGCAACTGGATCAAATACAAGTTATACTGACGCTGCATAGGAGATAAAATATGGCATCAACATTTAGCCCTTTGGGTATAGAACTTCAAGCAACCGGTGAAAATGCTGGTACATGGGGAACAAAAACTAATACAAATTTACAAATAGTAGAACAAATAGCGGGTGGATTTACACAACAAGCTGTATCTGATTCTGGAGATACAGATCTTTCAGTATCTGATGGATCAACTGGTGCAACTCTTGCACACAGAATGATAGAGTTTACAGGCAGTCTTTCTGCTGGAAGGAATGTAACTATACCAATCGATGTTCAAACTTTTTATTTTTTAAAAAATTCAACAAGTGGTTCACAAAACGTAACATTTAAATATGTTTCAGGATCTGGTGACAGTGTAGCCGTTGCACCTGCAACAACTAAAATAGTATTTGCATCAGCTAACGATGGAACAAATCCAGACATTATTGACATTGGAATGGGTGATGTAACACTCACTGGAACACAAACTTTAACAAATAAAACTTTAACTTCACCTAAAATTGGAACTTCAATTTTAGATACTAACGGTAATGAATTAATTAAAGTAACAGCTACAGGTTCAGCGACTAATGAATTAACAATAGCAAACGCAGCTAACGGAAGTGCTCCAACTATTTCAGCAACAGGAAGTAGTGACTCTAACGTAAATATTAATTTAGTTCCAAAAGGATCTGGAGAAACTGTTTTTGGAACAGGATCAGCAGCAGCTGCTATTACAACAAGTGGTACACATGATCTTGTATTAGATACAAACTCAGGAACTAACTCTGGAAGTATTACGATTACTGATGGTGCAGATGGAAACATTAACATAGCACCAAATGGTAATGGTGTTGTTCAAGCTGGTGGTTCAGCAGTAAAAGTTGCAGGTAAAGAAACTATTTGGGTGCCAGCAGTTGCTATGTATCCTAATACTACAAATGGTTGTGCTGCTTTAGCACAAGTAGAATTATCAAATGGTCCTGAAATTAAAACTTTAGATTTTGACAAAGACTCAGATGAAAATGCTCAATTTGCTGTTGCTTTCCCTAAATCATGGAATGAAGGCACAATAACTTTTCAAGCATTTTTTACAGCAGACTCAACAAACACAGGAACTGTATCTTGGGCATTAGCTGGTGTTTCTTGCGCAGATAATGACACTATTAACGTTGCTTTTGGAACAGCGGTTGCACCAACAGCAAAAGCACACAGTGGTACAGCAAACGATTTAGACGTTACAGCAGAAAGTGGAGCAGTTACAATAGCGGGATCTCCTAGTACGGATGAGGAAGTTTATTTCCAAATAACAAGAGACGTATCGGAGGATTCATTAACTGCCGATGCTAAACTATTAGGTGTTAAATTATTCTTCACTACTGATGCTGCTAACGACGCATAAGGAGTAGAATATGAAGGATTATAAACTAGACATTCTTAAAAATGTTGAAGGCAAAGGTTTAAAAAATAAAAAATCAAAAAGAAAAAGTTTTGGTTATCAAGTATTAGGCTTTGGCTCTGGCGAAAGCGCGGGCCCACCTTTTAATTGCCATTTTTTAGTTGTTGGTGGCGGCGGTGGCGGCGGACAATCAGATGCTGGAGGAGGAGCTGGAGGGGGATATCGTAATTCTTTTGATGGCCCCAGTCCATTAAGGTCTAGTCAATTAACAGATCTTGCCGCTGGAACTTATAGTGTAACAGTTGGAGCTGGTGGAACAAGAGGTGCTCCAAGTAGTTTTCCAACAGGACCCACTGCTGTAACTCCAGGAGCAGATTCAATATTTAACCCAGGAGGTTGTGAGGGGACAAACATGATTACCTCAACTGGAGGTGGAGCTGGTGGAACGCCTAACGCAAGACCAGCTGTCCCAGGAAATACACAAATTGGTGGTCCGGGAGGATCTGGAGGTGGTGGTTCGGGAGGTATTACACCTGTTCCTGCACCTATTCCATTATCAGGAGGTATAGGAAATACACCTCCATTTAGCCCACCTCAAGGAAATCCAGGTGGTCCTATCATATCAAGGTCAGGAGGCGGTGGAGGAGCTGGAGGAGTAGGTCCTCCAGGAGGACAACCACATGGTCAAGGTTCACCAGGAGCACCTGGTTTAACATCTTCTATTACAGGCTCACCTGTTACAAGAGGTGGCGGAGGCGGAGGCGGAATTGGCGCTAACGCTGAATCACTAGGTAATGGTGGCCCAGGAGGCGGAGGCCCAGGAGGCAGAAATGATACGAACGCGGGATCAGGAACGGCTAACACTGGAGGCGGCGGTGGAGGCGGAAACTGCGGGTCTGGTGGTGTTCCAAGACAAACTGGTGGAGCTGGAGGTTCTGGAATTGTAGTTCTAAGAATACCTGGCGCTTCTACTGTATCTGTAACACCATGTACAAATTCAGTGTCAACTTGTGTTGGTTCTTGTAATGAAACGGTAGCCACTTTTACTGTTTCTGGAACAGTGAAGGTAAGTTAAGGAGATAAAAGATGGCACATTTTGCAGAAATAAAACAAAAACAAGATCCTACAGGTTTTACTACAGATACACATTGGGTGGTAGAAAGAGTTGTTGTGGTAGGGAACGATATTCAAACATCTGATGGCCCATTAGAAAGTAATGATATGCACGTAGATGGAGAGACATGGTGTCAAAACTTTTTTAAGGGTGGAACATGGAAACAAACTTCTTACAATAATAATTTTAGAGGAAGATATGCTGGTGTAAATATGGTTTATGATTATGATAAAGATTTATTTTTAGCAGCTCAACCATACGCATCTTGGACATTAGATGCTAACAATCATTGGCAGGCACCTAATGCCTATCCATCCGTTACAGGGCAAGACACTTGGGTTATTAATTGGAATGATTCTAAATATGAAGCTGATAATACAAAAGGTTGGGAAGCATATAAATCAGACGATTTAAATATGCCTAAAACATTATACAATTGGAATGGTACAGCTTGGGTAGCTGAATAAAAAACATACAACTGACACTATAATTGACATCCCTATATTAAATGATATATTAGGTTTATAAAGATATATGAACCTTACAAACTATTATTGGTATTTTCAATCAGTTATTCCTCACAGGATTTGTGATGAAATTGTTCGTTACGGAAAAAGTTTAAAAGATCAAATGGCAGTTACTGGTGGCTATGGTGGAAAAAAATTAAATCAAAAACAAATAAAAGATTTAAAAAAGAAAAGAGATTCAAATGTCGTATGGATGAGTGATAGATGGATCTACAAAGAAATACAACCATACGTTCATCAAGCAAATGCAAACGCAGGTTGGAATTATGAATGGGATTGGTCTGAGGCTTGTCAATTCACTAAATATGAAAAAGGCCAATATTATGATTGGCATTGTGATAGTTGGGACCAACCTTACAAAAGAGAAAATGAAAATCATCCAGAGCATGGAAAGATTAGAAAACTATCTGTTACGGTATCTTTGTCTGATCCAAAAGAATATTCAGGTGGAGAATTAGAATTTGATTTTAGAAATCAAGATCCAGATAAAAAACCTAATATTCAAAAATGCAAAGATATACTACCAAAAGGTTCTTTAGTTGTATTTCCCTCACACGTATGGCACAGAGTTTGTCCAGTAAAAAAAGGATCAAGATATAGTTTAGTAATATGGAATTTAGGATACCCTTTTAGATAATGAAAAAAGAATATCCAAAACAATTATATAGAGAAGATCATTTTAAATCTCCCATATGGTACGCAGAAGAACCATCGTTTGTTACAAAATTAAATAAAGCTTCAGATCCATATATAAAACAAGCTAAAAAAAATTTAAAAAAAACTATTGATGCTAGAAATAAAAAATATGGAGATAAAGGAGATATGGGAAATGTATTTCACTCAACTACTTTAATTGGTGATCCTAAATTTAAAGATCTTCAAGATTATGTTGGTGCAACATCTTACAACTTATTAGGAGAGATGGGGTTTGACATGACAAAGTTTCAATTGTTTATAACTGAAATGTGGGTTCAAGAATTTGCTAAAAAAGGTGCTGGCAATCATTCTTTACATACACATTGGAATGGTCACATATCTGGTTTTTATTTTTTAAAAGGAGGTGATTCTACATCAAGACCTGTATTTGAAGATCCAAGACCAGGGAATACAATGAATCTTCTACCTGAAAAAGATAAAACTAAAATAACTTATGCTTCTACACAAGTGGCTTATTCTCCAAAACCTGGAAAAATAATATTTTTTCCATCTTATTTACCACACTTATATTCAGTGGATATGGGGTATAAACCATTTAGATTTATACACTGGAACTGTCAAGCAATACCAAAATCTGTTTTAAAATATGAAAGAACATAAAATAGATAAAAAACATTGTATTGGTGGTTGGTATATTGATAAAAAAATTTGCGATGAACTTGTTGAAAATTTTAAAAAAACACCTCGTTTTTTAAAACAAGTTGGAGTGATAGGACGTGGATCAAAACTTACAATTGATAAGGAAAGAAAAGATTCTTTAGAAATATTAATTAATAATAAAAATGACAACTACCCTTTAAATGTTTATCAAGACGAATTGCAAAAATGTTTAGATAAATTTCAAGAGAAGTTTGATGTAGTTAAAGGGTTGCAAAGATTTAATCTCTCTCCTGATGGTTACAATTTACAAGCTTATCTTCCAAAAGGTGGTTTTAAATCATGGCATTGTGAAAGAACTGGTCCTCAAGATATGGAAAGAATTTTAGTTTTCATGACATATTTAAATGATGTTCCTGATGGTGGAACACTTTTTAAATATCAAAAAATAAAAATACCTGCTAAAAAAGGACTAACAATTATATGGCCCTCTGATTGGACTCATACTCATAAAGGAGAAATTAGTAAAAAACATAACAAGTATATAGTAACAGGTTGGTATACTTTTAATAAAGAGAATGAATAAATGGAAGTGATAGTTAAAGAAAATTTTTTTTATAATTTTAATAATATTAAAAACGAGTTTAAAAAAATTAAAAGATACAAGAGCCGTGAGTTTAATAAAAAATTTAATGAAAATCAAGATTGGCCCGGTGAAAGAAGCCAAGATTTATTTAAAGATAATCCTTTTTTATTTAATTTAATTGTTAAAGAATTATACGAAAAATTTAATAACGTTCTTCAAAATAAAAGAATTAATTTATTATGCTACACTCATTTAAGATTAGATAAAGATAATTCAAAAGATTTTGTTCACTGTGATGGTAAACACGATTTAAGTTTGTTAGTATATTTATCCGATACTAATCTTGAGTCAGGGACAGCGTTGCATGGATACTTAGAACAAGACCCACAAACTATGGCGATTGGTTTTGTGCAGAATAGAGCTTTAATGTTTGATTCTAAAATATACCACAAGTCCATGCTTAACTACGGAAGCAACATGGACCATGGACGATTAACTTTAAACTGTTTTATTAATTTTGTATGAAAGTTATAAATAATTTTTTAAAAAATATAGAAGTATTTAAAGATATTCAAAATATTTTATTAAGTGATTCTTTTCCATATTATTATGGAGACAATACTGCGAACACTGAAGATAAATCAGATTTTCTTTTTAGTCATATTTTATATAAAGACGACGAACAAAAAAGTAAATATTTTAATAGAATACTAATGCCAATAATAGGTCATCTACAATATACTTATCTTCTTAGAGCTAAAGTTAATTGTTATACAAAAAAACCTAAACATATAAAAACAGGTATGCATGTAGATATGCCTGACCCACACACTGTTGCGTTATTTTCTGTTAACACTAACAATGGGTATACTTTATTTGAAAATGGGGATAAGATTGCTTCCGTTGAAAATCAGTTAGTAATATTCGATGGATCAATAAAACACTGTAGTGTTGCACAAACTGACAAAAATTTAAGACTTAATATTAATATAAATGTTTCTTAGATTAAATAAAAATAAGGAGGAAAAAAATGTCATTTAAAAAAAATAAATATACAGTTTTAAAAAAAGCAATATCTAAAGAGTTAGCAGATTTTGTATATAAATATTTTCAAAACAAAAGAAAGGTAGCAAAAGTTTTGTATGAAACAAAATTTATTTCTCCTTTTACAGAATATTGGGGAGTTTGGCATGATCCACAAGTTCCTAATACTTATTCAAACTATGCAGATATGGCGATGGAAACTTTGTTACAAGAAGTGAAACCTGTTATGGAAAAACATACTGGGTTGAAATTATCTGAAACATATTCATATGCTAGAATTTATAAAAAGGGTGATATACTTGCTAGACACAAAGATAGATTTAGTTGTGAGATATCAACAACGTTAAATTTAGGAGGAGATCCTTGGCCTATTTTTGTAGATCCTACAGGAAAAAATGGACAAGCTGGCATAAAAGTAGAGTTAGATCCTGGAGACATGTTGATTTATTCAGGTTGTGATTTAGAGCATTGGAGAGAAGAGTTTAAAGGTAAAGACTGTGGACAAGTTTTTTTACACTATAATAAGGCTAATTCTAAAAATGCTAAAAAAAATCAATTTGATACTAGGCCTTTTCTTGGTCTACCAGACTGGTTTAAGGGAAAAAAGTTGAACGTTTAAGCGTTTGAAATTATAATAAATCTGTTATAACCTGTTTAAAATAGGTATTTATATGCTACAAAAAATAGGTTTTCAGCCAGGTATAAATAAACAAATCTCAGAAACCACAGCAGAAGGGCAGTGGGTGGACTGTGATAATGTTAGATTTAGATATGGATCACCAGAAAAAATAGGTGGTTGGAGTCAGTTAGGTAATGTTAATGAAAATGAACTTACTGGAGCTG